TTTGCATTGGACTTTATTTTTTAATCAGATAAAATAATAGCTATGGCAGCACCTAAAGGAAATACAAACGCTGAAAAATGGGACTTAATAACAGCTAAAGGATTGATAGAACAAGCTCTTGAATTATCGTATGATGAAGATTATGATTTTGTTGGTGAAATATGTCAGAAACTAAGGATAGGGCGATCTCAAATAAATTATGTTGCTGATAAATTTACAGACTTAAAACCTATATATAACCAGATATTAGAGAACTGTGAAACAAATTGTTTTAGAAACGCTAAAAAAGGAAAGATAAAAGAGGCTACTGCAATTGTTAATTTGAAGTCTAATTATAGATGGACTGATAGAATTGAAAATACAGATAATATAAATATATCATGGGACGAAACAAAAACCTATGATTCTAAGTAAAAAACAAACACTGGCTATTGATTACCTTGAAGATGATGTTATTAATGAGCTTCTTTTTGGAGGTGGTGCAGGTGGCGGGAAATCGGTAATCGGTTGTTATTGGCAATTAAAGAATAGATTAAAATATCCAGAAACTAGGGGGTTGATTGGCAGATCAAAATTAAAGACCTTAAAAGAAACAACTTTAAATACATTTTTTGAGGTTGCTAAAATGCAGCAAGTAAAGCCGAACGTTCATTTTAAATACAACCAGCAATCAGGCGTAATATCTTTTTATAATGGATCTGAGATATTACTAAAAGATTTATTTGCTTACCCTTCAGATCCAGACTTTGACGAACTTGGATCATTAGAAATAACAGATGCCTTTATAGATGAAGCCAATCAGGTAACAAGAAAGGCAAAACAAATCGTAAGGTCAAGAATACGGTATAAGCTTTCACAAAATAATCTAGTGCCAAAACTATTAATGACATGTAACCCTTCTAAGAATTGGGCTTACTCAGATTTTTTCAAGGCGAATAAAGACAATAAACTACCACCTAATTATAAATTTATTCAATCTCTCGTAACCGATAATCCAGACATTGACCCATCATACATTGATAACCTTAATCAGTTAGATGATGCAAGTAAACAAAGGCTGTTATTCGGAAACTGGGATTACAATGATGACCCCAGTATTCTATGTAATTATGATGCAATTTGCGACATGTTCACAAATACCCATGTTAAGCCAGGAGTAAAACGAATTAGTGCCGACTTAGCCATGCAAGGACGCGATAAGTTTATTGCTGGATACTGGGAGGGGTTGATTTGTTCTATTGCCTTAGATAAGGCTAAAAGCACAGGCAGAAGCATTGAATTAGATTTAAAAGAACTAAAAAATTCAAAAGGGGTTGGCAATTCAAATATAGTTGCAGATAGCGACGGTCTTGGTGCATATCTTGAAAGCTACATTCAGAATATTAAAACATTTCATGGTGGAGCTTCGGCAATTAACAAAAAGGAATTTGCCAAGCTTAAGTCTGAATGCGGGTTTAAATTAGCTGAGAAAATAAACAACCGCGAGATATTTATTAAATGTTCGAATGAACAGAAGGAGGAAATCAAGAAAGAAATTTCAATGTGCCTGAAGCGCGATAGTATCGATAAAGATGAAGGTAAAAAGCAGTTGATTTCAAAAGATAAAATGAAAGAATATCTTGGACACTCACCGGATTATTTAGACATGCTATTAATGGCAATGATATTTGAAGTTAGGAATGGAGAAATAGACGAATACTATTCAGATATTGATTTTAGTTAAAAAAAGTTGTATATTTAACCTTTCATAAATTAGTTTTAGGTTTTGTTAATTAGTTTAGGTTTTGCCCGATCAAAGGATCGGGCTTTTCCATGCCTAAGCGTTCACATACAAAATTATTTTAACATTATCTATGATTTTAGTCATAAAGTGAAAAAAAAAGTTTATTTTTACAACGTCATTTAAAGATTATGAAGGAATTTTTAGAGAGTTGTAAGCATAAGGGTGAGATAAAAGAGGCTATTTCTTACGAAAAGCAGCTTGCTTATTTTATACAAACGCACTTGAACTCTGAGTGTTATGCTAATAATTTAGAATCAATAGATAGGTTATGGGACACCTCTAATCCTTTTATTAATTGGGTTAAAGGATGGATGAGAAAAGAGAATTTCACTTCCTTCATGAAGTATCTTAGACACCCACTGCCAACAGCATCATTGATCCAAGATGATATAATCCCAGAACTCAAAAAGGTATTTGATGCTACTAATGCTTATTACGATTATGTATTTTCATCTAATGCCAGCAAGCTAAAATCAGAAGATTTACTTAAAGAGTACGCAGGTTTTTACAAAGATGAAGTTTTTAAACGACTGATTAATGCTCATAATTCAATAATCATAACCGATTATATAGAGAGCAAAAAGCCTTATCGATACTTTATAAGCATATCTTCAGTATTAGCAATTGAGCCAACCGCTGACGGTAAGATTAAAAAGATAGCATTCGAGGGATTAAATAAAGATGGTGAGATAAGATATTACTATTATACTGATGAGTTTTATTCAGTATATACGAAGTATGAAGAGGAGTATGTATTTGAATCACAGAACACACACAAAATAGAACAATGTCCTGCTGATTTTATTTCAGTTAATCCGTTAAACTCAGAAAGATTTGTAATTCGGAAAAGCATATTTTCTAACTTTTTAGAGAAGTTTGAGAACTATGTGAATTATTATACGCTTCAAAAAATGTGTTTGCCGAACGGTGCAATGCCTGTTATTACACATTATAAGAAAAACAACGAGGCATGTAATACTAAGTTTGAAAATGGAACTGTATGCCAAAAAGGATATTTAGCAAGTAGTAATGGAGTATTAAGCAATAAGGATAAGTTAGTTAAATGTCCTATATGTAATTCAAATACAATAATACAAGCAGGAACAGTTGTAGGAATGCCAGTGCCTAAGTTTGGGGAAAATGGAGAAAGGCCATTTGATCTGAATGCTAATTTCGTTAAGTTCCATTATATACCTACTGATATTCTGAAATGGTGGGATGAGTTTGTAGATAAAAAATACAGTGAGATAAAGTATCAAATTGTAGGAAGGGGAGTTGAAGATTCAAATAGTCAAGCTAAGAATAAGGATCAGATTGCAAGGGGAAACCAAACACTTGAGAATACATTAATTGAATTAAGCGGTCAGTTATCAGAGCTACAAACATCATTAGATAGTAAAATGCTTACTATTGTTTTTGAGAAGTCATTTAAAGAAGCCTTTATTGACAAAGGGACTGATTTTTATTTGGAGACTGAATTTGAATTACGGGACTCATTAGAAAAGGCTATTGATCCTATTGATAAAGAGAATATCATTAGCAGGATTAATTATTCTATTTACAAAAATAATCCAAGCGAATTACTAAGGAATAATCTTCTATATAAACTACTTCCATATTCTACATTAACCGATAAGGAGTTTATATCATTACAGCCAGTTGATCCTAAAATGAGAGAATTGAGGCTAAACTTTAATTACTATGTAGATTTATTTGAATCTAACTATGGAGAACTGAATATATTTTACACTGATTATTTTGGAGACAATGTATCAGGAGTACAGAAATTAAATACAGCAAGAACACTATTAAATAATTTAATCATAATAGACTATGAGAGTTTACAAAATGAAAATGGTAATGGGCAAAGAAACCCAATATAACGCGAGCGGGAAGCTGAAAAATCAGGTGATAACGCCTAAGTACGATGAGTTTGAGATGACCAATATCATTACTGATAGTAACTGGAAGAAGCTCGGAATGTGCGAAATTGAATGTTTGAGTTGTATTAATTACACACCAGCAACAAAGACTAAAGAGGCTATCTCAATTCCTGATGATGCCCGTAAGGATGAAATTAATGCAATGATTAAGAAAAGCACCAAGGCAGGAACTAAGCCTAAGACATCAGCGCAAAAGATTGAAGAGCAATCTGAAATGATGGCTAAAATGGCTCAGAAGATTGAGGATCTTGAAAAAGCTGCTATCCCAGTAAAGACACCGGGCAGATTAGCAATGGAATCAAAGGCGACTGAATTAAAAATTAAGTTTAGGGAAAACATTGGAGATGCTAAGTTATTGGAGAAAATCCAAGCAATTGAACCGGAATTTACAGTATAAATTAATACAAAAACATAATAGACTATGTTATCAGAAGAACAAATAAAAGAAAAAGCATTTACACCTGAACAGATTGAGGTTGTAAATAGTGTTTACGCGGCAAAAGAAACTGAATTAAAGTCATTGGCAAATAAAAATGCTGATGGTATTTTTAATGGTGCTGCCGAAAAACTAAAAACCTTAACAGGGATTAATAAAAATGAAGGCGAAAAATATTCAACCTATTTCGAAAGACTAGGTGCTGAATGGTTACCAACAGCTTCAGCGCAAAAGATCACGGCTGCAGAAGAAAAGGTAAGGATTGCAGAAGAAAAGTTTGCCAACCACAAAGGAGATGAAACTTTAAAGGCAGATTTACAAATAGCGCAGGAGGAACTTAAAAAGATACCAGGGCTACTAGAAGCAAAAGATACGGAATGGAAAGCTAAGTATGATACACTTGAAACAAAGTACTCTACAACTGAATTAAACCGATCATTAAAGGATTCAATGCCTAAGTTTGATGACAGCGTTAATCAGTTCGAATTAGAAGCAAAGAAAACAAATGCGATAGACCGTATTAAAGAAGTATATGAATTGTCTTTTGATGACAATGGTAAATTAATTGGAACAAAAGACTATCAAAAGTTTTTAGTATCTGACTTATTGAAAGGTGACGAAGAATTAAAAGATTTAATCCTGATAGATCAGGACAAGGGAGGCGGTGGAGCAGGAAACAAAAAAAAGACTACTGTACTATCAATTCCTGAAGGAACAGCAAAAGGAATGGCTCAAAACATCATTCAGGCGTATATTGTCGGTAATGAAGGAATTAAACTTCTTGACGACAAATTCTCTGATAGATTTAAGGAGCTTTGTAAGGAAAACAACGTACTATAATAACAGACTATTGCTAGTACCAATTATTAACAATTTAAATTTTTAATTATGGCAGACAGGTATATTGATTTTTCTGTTTATAACGCTTACCAAGACAAGGTAACGCAAACAGAAAAAGAAAATCAAAGGTACGGCCTAATTGAGTGTTTGAAGCACAATTCACCTAAGAATAAGGTGCTAGCAAGTCCTGCATTAAAAGCACATTTACAAACAGTGCAAGGACAAACAACTCAATATACCGGACTTAAAGAGGATGTTATTACTACTACTTCCGTAGAGAGTTTTACCATTCCAGAACATTTATCAGTATCAGAACAGAAGACATTGACTTCAGTTTCGATTTTTTCAGGCTTCAGAGTTTACCCGGGCTATTTCGTGAACAATACTATTGAAATGGAAACATACTTAGCAAATAAGTATGACGAGGTATTTTCCGCAATGGCAGCCGCAAAGGAAACTCAAATTGCAACAGCATTGAGTACTTATAAAACACAAGTATTAGATGGTGAAGCTCAGATTAATCATGGAGATGGTGCTTTTGCGTTTGATGGCGCGCTTGATACTTTGACTTGTGACTTAGCAGCTCAGAAAGATGTTTTATTTAGCAACCTTAAAACTATTATGAGAATCAACAAAAAGGTTGGTAATTATAATATGGTTGTTAATGAAGGGGGTTTTAATCTTGCAATTAACGAGATTTTAAAGTTTGGTGCTGTCAATGCTGAAAACAGACAATTTGCATTGAACCAATTGCCAATGTTTTTCGAGACTTTAGGTATTGCTCCAAGTTCATTCCAATTTGTAGCTTATCTATTAAGAGATGGAGCTATTGGATCAGTACAAAACTATCCTTTTGATTTCAGAACCGGAACAGTTGTTGACTCTAAAGTTTGGGGAATTACACCAACTCCTGCACCTTATATAGGTGAGAAATTAAATGTATTCCATAATCGCGAGGCAACAGACGCTTCAGCTCTAGGTGAAACTACTGGGGAATTAAGAATGACTTCTTATGAAGAGTGGGGATTCTTAGATAAGTTCTTTTTAGTAACGAACTATAATTCAGATTTAACCACAAGGGTTAATGACATTGTTAAAACAACAGGTGCAACAACTTAATAATCAAAAGATATGTCAGAATATGTAAAAATAGGAACAGACGGGAAAGGAACCAGAGTATCCACTGAGCGAACAGGTCAGGATAAAACACAAATATCGGATGATTATGCTAGACCACAATACACCGTATGGAGAACAGGAGCAGATATGACTGCTGGGGGCTCTTATGGAATTTGGGGTTTAGCCAGAGTAGGGCACTCAGTACAAAATGCTCTTGGAACAAAAGGACATGTGTACTTTGGAGATTTAGCTTCTAGTGCTAAAGTTGTAAATCAATGTAGAGGTATTGAAGGAGGGATTGACCTTTCATCAACTTATGATATAGGTGTGTTGGATGATATTTCTTCAATAGGTGGTTATCTCGGACCATATAACGCTGGCGATGTTGCAACAACTGCCGGCGGAACTCTTAGTGTTGTTGACCTTGTTTTTCTTCCAGAAACAAATATGAGTGTTGATACTCATGGAATAAAACTTACTGCAAAAACTACAAGTGCTGGCGTAAGAATGGACTATGGACTTCGTATTCAAAATCAAGGTATCAGTACTGCTAATATCTTTCTTGAAAATGAAAATAATTCAAAAACTGCGGTTGTAAATGATATTTTAATGTCAAATACAGCAGGTGATGTTACTAATGGTATTAATATGAGTTCAGCTAATTATTCTGGTGCTGATATTATATTGAGTAATGGATTATCAGTCGTAGCTTTAACAACTGCTATTACTGCTAATACTACAACAACAACTAAGACAGTTGGCTCAATGGCTCTTACTTCAAACGCAACAGGTAGAGGCAAATTGTTTGTATCTGATGGAAGCAAATGGCAATACATGGGAGTAGCTTAATTATTTAATTTAGTAAATATGGAAACTGTAACTATTAAATTTACAAGAGAAGAATTCAATTTGGCAATAGAGGGATTATTAGAATTACCTGCAAGAAAATCAATGGATTTTATCTTAAAACTGGACAAAGAGGCAAAAGAACAAATTACTAAAGCCGGAAAAGTGGATGCGGATTCCATTAAAGCTAAAAAAGAATAATGTACGATTTAAACGACATACAGACAAAGTTTTTTTCCGATAAACTATTAACGTTTAAGGATTCACTGAATAGTAATACTACGGTATTGGATGCTGACATAACAGGCGTTTCAACGTCAAAGAGATACCTTAACACGGGTGTTCATCCTGTTGTTAATCTTGAAAACATTGAAGCATTTTTACCTGATTTGTCAACATATACCATAGCCGCTTATGTTGGTGCTACTACATACGATAACTATAATAACACGTTTAGTTTGAATGATGTGGTAACTGCCAATAGTAAGTATTATATTTCAATTGTATCGACAAATACTGGCAATGCTGTTACAGAAGCTGCATTCTGGAAAGAAACTACTTTGGAGTCGTTGGTTATAAAGGATAAAATAAGAAGTTCAATCGAAGTTGTATTAAGCGAATTAATAACGCCTAACTTTATTATGGACAATGTCTATATGTTTAGGGTTGCTGATGCAACAGATGATTTGATAGAAAATACAAGTAAGCTGGTCGGGTACAGGATAAATCCTATTTCATCTGACCACTTACTTTTTGTTATTAATCAAATAGGACTTGACTTTGAAAAAGACGAAACGATTGAATTTAAGCTTTATAATCAAAATAAATTAATTAGTACGTTTTCGCTTGATGCAACGGCAAAACTATTCGAATGGATGGATATTACTCAATTAGAAATAACAAGCAATACAGGGGCTTGGTACTTATTCTATGATCAATCTGAACTTACAGGTCGAGCAATAGGGAATAACACCACGTTCTATAATTGCATGTTTAACTATGCGAATGTTTCACCTTTCGAAATGGATAGTATTTCAGACTTACCAAACATTGATAATTCAAACATTACTCTGAGTAAAAATTACGGTCTTAATCTTAACTTTTCAATAAGCTACGATATGACCAGCTTCATCAAGCAACACATGTTGCAGTTTGCGGAATGTTTTCAGAGGCAATTTGAGTTTGATATATTAGGAATGTTTGTTTATAATCCTGATGCTGTTAGTTCTTTGAGAGAAAGAAATCTCGATTATGAAAGATTAGTCCTTGAATTGAAAAGTTTTGATTTTGACACGGTAGTTCGAAAACTTAGCAATGCTAAGAAGCGATTAAAGGCTACGTTATCTAAGCTTGGATATAAAGACAATGCTTTTGTAGCAAACGAAGAAGATAACTTTACGATAGGCTCAATATGATTGGATTAAGTGCTAAAATAGAAACATTGAAAGATAGGTTTGCAGCTAAGTTGTTTACTGATATTGCAAGTAATACTTATACTTCTTTTGGTAGGGCTTTCTGGCTTGAAAGAAAAGGGGAGGCAAAACCTGAGATTCAAATAGCTAGCACTAAACGTTATCAGGAAGTATTGCCAAACAATAAAACACATGGGCATAGTTTCTTTTTAGCACAAACAGGAATTGAGGCCGGAAGTGATTTGATCGCTAAAGTAGGGATTTACTTTTCGGTTAATCTCGATACTCTTTATCCTAACGTAACAGAACGGGCTGTTGATTATTTGCACAGGGATGTGATTAAAATTATACATGAATCAAGGTTTAAATTGACTCACATAGAAACGGATATGTCAGCGTTTGAAGAGTTTGGTTTTGTAAAGGAAATTGACAACATGGAGCCTTGGTATTTGTGCAGGTTCGATACTGAAATAGAATATATAATAAATTGTTAAAAACATTAATATGAGTGATTGTAAAACATTTAAATCGCCTGGGTTTGGAGAGTGCGATGCTCTCAGAAACTCTGTCAGGGGCATGGTTATATCTGATAAGGGTACGACTATAACTCTTGCGAACGCCAAAATAATAGGAGTAGACTCATCTGGGTGGGCTAGTATTTTAGCTCCACTTATTGCTACTTCAACATACGAGACAGGAAGCCTCGTAGACTTCAAACGTGGCTATGAAGTAAACAGTGATGCACCAGAAATGACAGCTTCAAATCTATTGTTCGAAGAGCAGACAAATAATCCTGCTCCTAAAATGATAGCTTATGGACGTATGAGTTATTCAGAGTACAGCGCATTTTTTAGAGCGCATGGGAAAACATTCGATATTGCATTAATTGCAGAAAATGGCAATCCTATTGTATCTGAAACTTCAACCGCTGGGACTTACAAAGGCTTCAGGGGTCGGATTTTTGTAAATAAAGGAACAATACCAAAGACAGGCGCTGATCTTCAAAAAGAGTGTGAGTTTAGGGTAATTTTTGATGATGCTGAAGAGTGGGAAAATATTGTTGAAATTGAAAGCGAATTTACATTTACTGATTTGCTCGATGTTTGTCCGGCTGGATTAGATGTGGAGGTTACTACTGCTTATGCAACTCCAAACGTTACTATTAAGGTGACTAGTCGTAATGCGACAACCCCTTATGCTGGTGTTGCTGCTCCTGCTAATATTCAGATCGTAGAGGCTATTAATGATGCGGTCGCGGCTGTTGCTACGGTAGCGCAGGGAAGTAAGGATATCGGTAGTTACGAAGTTGCTCTTACTGCTGCACTAAATGGTCCTGTGTGGGCGCGAATAAGTGTAGAGGCTACAAATAGGACTTACGTTTCGAAAATGTTTAAAATTGTAGCGTGATGTTAGTAGGACAAGAAAGCATTAATAAGGATTTTTTCCTTGGTTGGAATTATAAAGAGTTTGAAGCTTATGTAAAATCAGCCAAACTAAAAACAGGTATTTCGATACTGGAGTTGGCAAAGAAGTTAGGGATTGAAGTTCCTAAAAAAGAAAAAGACGAACTTAAATAATAACAGGGGGTTTGATGCCCCCTTTATTTTTATACTATGGCATCAAGGGTTCATCAGATATCAGTAAAGCTTAGTGCTTATGTGGCTAATTTAGATAACAACATAATCAGAGTTATCGAATCTAAGACAGTTAGTGATAAGTTGATCATTCTTAATCAACAACAGTTGTTGAGAAATAGGAATGTAGATGGAAGTTTACTAAGACATGAATCAACAGGCAAAACTACACTAACAAAGGCTTATGCAAAAATAACAGGTAAGAAAAGACCAAATTTATTTGAAACGGGGTTGCATTTTGATGGTATTGCATTATCTGTATTTAGTATGGCTGAGTATTCTATGTTTTTCAAACTGTCACTTTCCCCAGATGCTGAATTCTATGGTAAGTTTTTCAGTGGAAATTATGGTGGTAATATTTATGGCATAGCAAAAAAGGATTCACCAAAAGCGCAAAGAATAACACACAAGGCAATAGGACAAGACTTAAAGATAAAAGTATTCAAAAGATGATCAAAAGTTTATTCGAAATAACAAGTAAGGATGTGATTCTATTAGAAGAAACACAAAGCGCAAGTCATTTAAAGCGTTTTAGATGGATTCCTTTCTTTGTGGTAAAGGATAAGCTCAATAAACTTGTACGAGAGATTAATGATAGGCTAGGAGACAAGAAAACACGCGATGGATTACAAGAAGAATATGAGAAAACATTAGCCTATCAAAAATTACAGTTGTTAGATGCATTCTATTACGGTTTAATAGCAGAATTTGGAATAAAGACAAGGTTCAATGCTTTTAAAATATTGATGGGTGAAAAGCCTAAAGAATACGAAAGCTTCATTCATTTGATCGAACTGGTAAAAGAACATACCGGAATTGATGTTTTAGATGAAGGCGGCTTTAAGAAATTTGAAGCGCACAGGATATTTAAGCAGGATAAGTTTAATGAAAGATATCCTGAGAAAAAAGAAGATGAGAAAAAGAAGTCGCCAACATTTGCAAAGATATTCGTAAGCTATATGCGACATTCAAATAGCGGAATAAAAGAAACTGATAGGTTTCTTTTGTTTATAGAATTAAAGCAATCAATAGATGAAGATTCACGAAAAGCAGCACTAAAAGATAATGGCTGAAGTACCTAATATATTTAATCCAAAGGAGTCGGAAAACATAAAAAAGGTTGCGACATCTTTAGGAGAGCTAGATAAAATACTAGTTCCTATGCTTGATAAGCTAGTTAATGCACAAAAAATACTCAAAGAAAACGCTATCACATTTAATAATGTTAAGAAAGCGCAGGATAGTGTAAAAAAATCATCTGTTGAATTAGATAAGGTAGCAACCAAATTAAAAAATTCAGAAGTAGCACTAAAGGAATTTGAAGACAAGCGAACTAAAACAATAATAGAAAATAGAGTTGAAACTCAAAAATTAGCAGCAGCAACTAAGCAATTAATAAATGCTAAAAATGCAGAGAGTGGAAGTACTAAGCAATTAAATGCAGTTGTTTCAATATTGAACACCCGACTATCAAAAGTTAACCAAACAACAGAAATAGGGAAAAAGAAAGCAGATACATTAAGGTCTGCACTTGATAAATTAAATGCTAAGATAACAGCGCAAGGCACTGCAATGACAAAGCTAAAGCGTAATATAGGGAATTATGGCTCTGCATTGCAGGGGGTTGGAGCTAAAGTCAAGGCGTTTGCGCTACAATTTGCCGGAGCATTAGGATTAACTAGCGTTATATTTCTATTCGTAAATGGAATAAAAAAGGCAGTTGCTAGTATAGTTCAATTTGATGCTGCAATGCAAAATATTGCTGGTATTACTGGCACTAGCAGAAGTGAATTAAAAGAAGTTGAAAAAACTATCAAGGATGTTGCAGGGGCATCTATAAGGACATCAAATGAGGTTGCAAAATTAGCTGAAGTTCTATTTACGTTAGGAAAGACAAAAGAAGAAGTTGTTTTGATGCTTAAACCTGTCAATGATTTATCGATAGGATTAGAGACTACATCTGAAAACGCGGCTGAATTATTAGGGCAAACACTAAATGCATTCGGTAAGGGAGCAGAAAGCGCAGGGGAATTTGCTGATATTATTGCAAATATGCGTACATCCACAGCGTTAAATTTCGAAAGGATAAAAGATGCACTTGGATTCTTAGCACCAACAGCAAGTGCATTGAATTTAACACTTGGAGATACGGGTGCGTTAATTGGTATTTTGCAGGACAACGGGGTTAAGGCTGCAAGGGCTGGGGCTTTACTAAATACGGCATTCGCTCGATTGGTTGGTAAAGGGCTTACATTAGATGATGCACTAGGTAAAATAAATAATTCAACTGATAAAGTCAAGACATCATCAGAGCTATTTGGTAAACGAGCCTTTGGATTAGGACTAATTTTAGCAAAAAATATAGATAAAGTAAAAAAATTAGGTGGTGAATTTGATAATCTTTCTAGTGGTTCATTAAAGAAATTAACTGACGAGCAATTAAAGTCAATTTCAGCTCAAACTAAAATAGCTAGTTCTGCATGGCAGAAATGGATATTAAATATAGATTCAGGAGATGGAGTAATTTCTAGAGTTATTAGGAACACATTGAAACTTTTTACAGCATTAGTAACTCCGGTTAAAACAGTAACTGAAAAATTCGATGAACAATCAAAGAAAGTTACCGACCTTGAAGAAAATATAATCCCTCTTTTAGATAGGTATGATGAGTTAAAAACAAAATCTGAACTAAATAAAGACGAGCAGGAAGAACTAAACACTGTTATTAAGCAAGTAGGGCTTTCTTTACCTACTACCATAACCCAATGGAATAAATACGGAGAAGCTGTTGATATTTCCACAGTCGCTGGCAGAAGATCAATTGAAGTCTGGCAG